AATAAAAGAAATCAAAGATAAGGCTGATAAAGCTCACCGTGCGGCAATGAAAGCCAATGCGACGGCAATGAACTTTTCAGCAAAAGTCTTTAACACGAAAGATCCAAAGCTGAAAGCTAAATATACTAAGAAGTTTGAAGAATACATGAAAAAATATCATGCAGACATGAACCGATACAAAAAGTATAGAAATCAGCTTAAACCAGCTAAGACCAGCAAAAAGCGTGTTAATAAAAGCAAGACCACGGATCAAGCCGCGATGGTCAGCAAAATTGAACAACATAAAAAAGAATTTACGAATGAAGGCAATATGGCTATTTTCCCAACATTAAACGGGACGGAAAGCGATATTGTCTTTTTTAGTCCCACGAATACGGAATCGGAAAGCAATTCATCAAACATTACTTCTTATGCCGTTGATCAGGGAGCACCTCGTAAAGACTATGCGAGATTCAATTCTAAGACGGTCACTATTGACGGTCTTATTTCTGACGATATTGACGGTGGACGCACAGTCCATGACAAGTGGGTGCAATTAAGAACGTGGCACAGTCACCATGAAGAATTAACGTTCCGTGGCGACATTTACTATAAGCACTTGCTGATATCACAACTTGGCCGGCAATTTACCGGTTTCAAAAACACGATGCAGGTTTCAATTACCTTCACATTTGTTCGAGCTGCTGAGATCACGACAAGCGGCAAAAAGAAGAATGCTAAGCGGTCTAAATCTTCTAAGACGTTGGCAGGCAACAGAAACAAGAACTACACCGCAATAACCATCAAGCCAGGCGATACCCTGTGGGGATTGTCCAAACGCTATGGTAAGTCGGTTTCTTGGCTCCAAAAGGTTAACAAGATTAAGAATCCTAACCGGATTTATGCCGGCAACTTGATCTATGTCAACGATAAGAAGCATAAGGCTAAAAGCAAGATGCGAGTTAAGTAAGGAGGGCTGATATGCGTCAATATATTCCAGTAAACGTTGATGATATGCCGGACATTTTCGATATCGAACTAGCTGGCGAGGCTTACACGTTGAGAATTGACTATAACCCCGTTGCTGATTGGTACACAATCACTATTTATCAGAATGGCGAAACCTTACTAGAACAGGAACCGCTAATTCTTAATCAGTTAGTCGCTATTGATATTCCAGATACTCGTTTACCTAGAATTGATATGAGAGTAATGGACGAGACAGGCAACGCAAAAGATGCCGGCAAGGCTGAATTTGGCTATGACGTTCAAATTTACATTGACGTGATTGACCCACTGGGTTCGGAAGATGAAGATCCAACTATCAAGCCGTTGGGCTATGATCCTGACGAAGATAGCGATGATCTAACGGATCAGGAGGTCTCATATTGATAGTTACTAGTAATCCGCACATGTGGTTTGTTTGCACTAACGATAAGGGCAAAACTCAGACCGTTTATAACAACGAGCATTATAAGCATAATTATCCGTTTACGTTTGAAGTTAACTTTGCTGATTCGTCTACGCCACAGCAAAATACGGTCACTTTGTACAACATGACCAAGGAGCATGCAAATTTTTATCATAAGAAATTCTATTGCTATGTTGCGTTTAACTGGGGACCAGATAAGAAGATTCTTGCTGAGGGATTTATCGAAAAAATCGGCATTCCTAACCACGATGGTACAACTGATACCTTTACGATTACTTTCACTGAGGGCACGAATTACAGCAATGTAGCCGCTCGCAAATTGAAAGTAACGAAAGAAAAGAAGGTCAACAAATATGTAACGAAGTGGGTCAAGCAACCTGATAAGACGGTTACTAGATACCACCATTACACAGAGACCCAAGAGTACAAACGAGGTCCTAAAAAGGGACAAAAGTACACGGTTCGCCATCGAACGCCATACAAAGAAACTATCAAAGGTAAATGGCGTAAGAAACGGATTAAAACCCGTGCAACAAAAGCGGTTCAAGTTAATAAAACGTTCCGCAAAGGGACAGACTATAAAACTTTGATCAAAGGAATTGCAAGTCAATCAGGAATCGTAATTTCTAAGATTGACTTAGCAAAGAATCCAACTTTGAAAAAGTCATTTACCGCAAAGGGCAAACCATTAACACTGCTTAAACAGGTGGTCAAAAAAACAGGTTCAATCATGACCTACATTCAAGGAAAGCTTGAAATCATTAATCCAAAAAGCACAAAGAGAACGTGGTATGAGATTGATGACCAAGACCTGTTACAGCCACTAAGTTACAACGAAAGTAGCGATGACAGCTCCGGTAAAGGAACGTGGGAAATCATGGTTCCATTGGTTCCAGACATAACCACCAACGTGGGGATTCACATGGAAAGTAAGTATTTGAAAGGCTATTTTTATGTGAAAGCCGGTCAACATACATTTGACATGGATAAAGCACAAACGCAATGTTCACTTGGAAAGATTTAAGGAGGTGAATGTATGGCACAATCACAAAACGAAGAGCGGAAAGCGGCTATGAACGCTATGCGCAAATTTCAATGGGGCATTATTTCTGGAATGGAAAATGCATTAATTGCAAAAGTTATTGACTATAACAAGAAAGATCATACGGCGGATATTTTACCGCTTGCTAATTCAAGCGACGGCGAAACATCAGCACAATATCTGGATATTCCGGTTACTGAAAATTGTTACATGTTGGATGAAATGATTGAGCGACTTAAACCAGAATTTAAAAGAATTGATTCTGAAACGGGTTCGCATTTGGTTGATAAGCTGCCTAAAAAGAAGCTTATGAGAAAGGGCGTCCCAGTAGTTGCGGTGGTATTAGACCGTGATAATGACAACTGGGAAGGTGGTAGAGCTGTCAACACTTACACTCCGAATAGTTCAAGGGTTCATGATGCTAATGATGCGATTATTGTTGGAGTTCTCGGAGGTGATGCGAAAAATGGCTAAGGATTTATTAGTTAATGAGTACGGTGATTTAGTTATTGACCCTACTACTCACGACTTAGCAATCGTTGAAGGAATTGACGAAATAGCCCAAAGAATAAGGGCTACACTGTTAATTCGCTACGGTGAAATGCCTAATCTTGACCCAGATCAAGGCGCAGATTACAGCAATTTCATTGGTAAGAATTTTAACGCTCAGCTTGCATCCGCTGACATGTCTACGACCATCACAGAAAAGGTTCCAGAGGTCAAAACGGTTAATAGTATCACTTTTAAGAAAATGCCTAGAAGAGGCTTATATGTGGCTTTTAGCGCAACTGTTCAAGTTGGCGATGGTCAACCGAAAAACGTAGAGGGAGGTTTTGAACTTGGCGATAGCTAGTTTCGGACTACACAAGCGGGGGTTCTTAGCTCCCACATATGAAGAAATACTGGACAGTGTAGAAGATGACTTGATGCAACGTTTTGGCACCGATATCGTCCTGACAAGTAATTCCAATTTTGGAATTATTGCCCGACTGATAGCGTGGCGCGAAACCTTGCTAATTCAAGAACTGCAAAAAACTTACTATTCTGCTTATATCAGCACGGCTACTGAAAGCTCACTTGATCGAATCGGTGCTAATTTAGATCTTCCGAGGAAAGTTGCTACACCAAGCTTCGCAAATATTCAGATCGTAACTGATGACGAATATTTGATACAGGCAGGTGAACAGTTTGAGACTGATGACGGTGTTGTGTTTGACCTTATCAAGGACGTAACCACCGCAAAAGATTCAAGCGGTCAATACATTGGTGTTGGCGTTGTCCAATCCGTTGAAACGGGCGATTTTAACAACGTTTTACCTAACACAATCACTATTGTTTCTAATCCGGACGAAGACATTATTAGCGTGACGAATCCACAAAAGGCAGCTGGCGGACAAGATGATGAAGACGACTCCACATATAGAGCGCGGCTAATCATGGAAAACGTGGCAAAGCCTGGACCGTCAATAGCTGGTATCAAATCAGCATTAATGAATTTACCAGGAGTAAGACAAGTAAACATTATTGAAAATCCGTTCGCAGACGCGGACCAATACGGAAATCCACCGTATTCGGTTCACGTTTTTTGTTTGGGCGGAAAAGAAGACGATATAGCGAGTTGCTTAGCAGATAAAGTAGCGGCTGGTATCACTCTCGCTGGTAGCAAAGAAGTTCAAGCCAAAGATGCAACAGGTGAAGTTAAAAAGATCAATTTTGATTACGCAACCGACAAACCAATTTATGCAAGGGTCAAAATTCGGACAACTGACGAGTGGAACGCCGACGACGGTGCCGACTATGTAAAACAAGAAATAGCTGATTATATCAACAGCTTGCTCATGGGCGGCACCGTTTACCTAACAAAAATTTATCCGTCTATTTATTCAATTGAGGGCGTTGGTGAGGCACTTGTCGAGATCGGAACTGATCCTGAACACCTAGCAGATAAAGATATACCTACACAACCGTTTGAAGCCGTCTCTTGTGATACTAGAAATATTGAGGTGGCTGTAAATGGCGTATGAAACATCTGAACAGCTTCTAGCAGAGATTTCAGACTACTGGTATAAGAGACCGGGCGGCAACATGTACAAGCTGATAGATGCCTTTAACGAGCCACTAGAAGCAATTAGCGATAATGCCTATAAGGTTGAACGCTGGCGGGCATTGAAAGACGCTAAGGGAACAACGCTCGACCTTTTTGGTGCCGACATTCAGACATATAGACCTAGTCAAGATGATGATGAATATAGATTCATTATTCACATTATGGAGCTTCTTTCACGTGCACAGGGTACTGTACCCTCAATCGTGAAAATAACGTCTAGTGCGCTTAAATATGACCACGGTTTCAAAATCTGGAAGACAGGTATTCGTCACGTAGGGATGCAGATACCGTTTGATGCGGTTCAAAACCCGCAAATGGAAAAGTTTATGCTTAACAACTTGCAAAAAATGCTGGCGATGGGTTACTGGCTTGACTTGATAATCTTTAAAGCTACTACACACGTTCACGGCTATCTAGGTGCCACCACGCAAGATAGGGACCATGAAATTAATAATCTTGTTTCTAGTTGGTGGAAAGGTGAAAAGGTAGAAAGCTACAATCACTGGTACTTTGGTACCGATTTGCAGACAACCGATAGATGTACCGTCAATCTTGCCTCTAGCTGGTGGAGCGGTGAAAAAGAGAACACTTCAACCGGCATTTATATAGCTACTAAAATGCTGATTCATGAAAATTTAGAACTAAATTCGATTTAGTAGAAAGGAAGGAAAAATGAACAACAATGCAAAGGACAATACCCAACCTAAGGATGATAAGTCCGATAAGTTCAAAGATACGATTGTCACCACTGCTGGACGACAGCTTTTACTTACTGTTGGCGCGGGTTTTGGCGAAATTCTATATACCAGAGTTGCCCTATTCGGTCAAAGTGTTACAAGCATGGACGATGAAACCATTAGAGGTTTAACAACACTAGATGACCAAAAAATGGAGGTTGTGCCAACCGTTACGCCACCTATGAATAACTCGGTTACTGTTAGCGTATCTTTCAGCAACAAAGATTTAACTAGTGATCTCACTTATAACTCGATTGGCTGGTTTGCACAGAATAACGATGATAAGAAAGAGGTTCTTTTAGGAATTACGCCGGCGTTAGGTGAACAAACTATTCCGGCTGGCTCACCAGATCATCGATCAACAGCTTCACTCGATATCTCGCTAGCCTTTGCTGTTTCAAACGCCGCAAAGGTTGACTTGACGGTTAACGAGATTGGCGTGGCTCACATGAGCGATGTCAACGCGGCTATTTTGAAGCTCAAAGCGGAGTATGATCCGAAAATCGCAGAAGCGGGCAAGGTCAAGGGTGCAAAGATCAACGACGGAGCGGTTGTTGAGCCCGATGATGACGGTATTCTTGACTTGATCGTTGACAGTGACAGGATTAAGGACTTGCCGGCAGGACTAACCGACTTGAACAATTTGACTGAGTCAGGGATGTACCGTCTAGATACCTTGCAAAATAGCGTAGCAAATAGGCCACCGATTTCACCGCTATTTTTACAGAAAGGCTTTTTAAAAGTAATTTCTGATGCTAAGACAAAAAATGTGGTGCAATTCTTTGTAACGCCGATGGGGTCTAACTTTGTTTGGCTACGTGGAAGACGTGGAGATGGTTCCGCCTGGTCTAACTGGAACAGAGCTTCATCAACTTCATATAGCAATGACGATATTAAAAACCTGATCAATTCAAAGGTTGATGGCTTGAATGTTGGGCAATTCATCAAAAAGGTTAACGGCATAACCCCTGACGGAAGCGGCAACGTAAACGTTACCTCAACTGTTGCCCGTGGTTTTGATGCTAATGCTAATGTCGCAACCAAGGAAACTGTTGAAAACCTGCATGATCGCAATCAGATCTTGCTGGACCAAAATGCAGGACAAGACATCGTTAACTGGGCAAAGGAACAGCTTAACGGCAAGTTGTCAACGTCCGGCGGAAACATGGCAGAACACAGTACCATCAACTGGAACGGCGCTGGTGATGTTGCTTCCCACGATGGCAACATCGGTGGTTTAAGCTGGGCTGGGGCTACTAATCAAGCTCAAATCTTTGCGGAAAACAACGGCAATGACAACTTAGACTTAGTTTTCAAGCTCGGTGATGACGATTCTAACCATTTCAGTTTCAGAAACGCCGCAGGACAAGAAAAAGCCGCTATTTTGGCGAATGGACAAATCGACAGTCCAACTGTCCGAGACTTGTATAACAAGCTTGCCCAATACACTGTTGACTATAACAACAGCTACATTCACGACACCACAATCGACTTTAACAACTACCTGCATGAAACGCGGACAATTAAAGTTGCTAACGTCAAGGGAAATAATGGACCATTAGCGAACACAGCCACTATGTGGGGCTGGCTCACTACCTACCACTGGGACGACAATTCAGTGACACAAGAGTACCGTGATGCTGGTGGTGACGTGTTCTGGCGTGCCACAAACGCGGCTCACACGCGCAACTGGCAATGGCACAAGTACGCTAATCAAGATACCGTTGATCAACAACAGAAACAAATTAACGATTTGATCGATACCGTCAACTTTATCAAGAACAACTACTTGCTAGGCAAGCGATTTACTAAGGC